GATTTCGCTACATCAAGGTGTCTTGTGAGGAAAGCGAACGTACCAGACATTTCATCGAATGACTGGTTAGCTGCTCTAGCGGCCGGTCCGATGGTACTCATGCTAGTAGCAAAGTCTGTAAACGTCATACGTCCGAAGCGGACGGCTGCAAACATACGCTGCAAGCGTGAGGGCAACTTCTCCACGTTATTGCCAAAGTTGTTGAGTACAACGATCCCCGCATCTGTGGCGGTTTTAACGTCAGTCTGTCCTGCTACTGCTGCTTGCGCGAATAGCTTAAGTGCTTTACGTCCACCCCTGAAATTAACGTCTGTTGACGAGAAGATATCGTAGGCAGCCTTAGAGATATCATCAGCCGCAGCGGGGAACTGCGTCATCAAACCTCTAATGTCTCTTTGCAGAACTTTCGAGTTAGCTGCTGTAGCAGTAAAGGACTGTCCAGCTTTACGAGTCTGCGTAGCCGCGAGAGTTACAGAAGTTTCAAACTGAGCGGCTTGATGAGCCATTAACGCAAGAGAACCCCCGAGAATGAGTCCACCATACTCCATGATACGCGAAGTATGCTGCATGACTCTCCCGAGGGTTGATACACGATCCCACCTAGCGCGGGTAATCGCCTTACCGTTTTCTTCGATAGCGGCGGAGTTAATTGCTAAGCTCTGACCAAGGCCAGCCATTCGACTACGTAGGTAATCTGCTCTACGTGCGGCTTCTGCCTCTCGCGCTTCTAGTTCTCTTAGCGCAACCTGTTGTTTTGCTATGGCAGTATTAGCAACTTGCATCTTACTGCCCAAACGACCCTCTTCCAACGCTAAGTTCTTAGCAGCGAGTTGTGCAGCTTCTAGTCTCATGGCCAATTCATTACGTCGTACATCAGAAATCCTAGGTGAAGCAACTTTACGCTGTAGTTCACTCTGCTGAGCAGCGTTACGGAGTTGATCGGCCTGATTCTGTGTCATGGCCTTTTGCACACCGCTCTGCCTAAGATTGGCTTGCAGAGTAGCCATTTCTGCTGCGTGCTGCGCCTTCTTTATAGTCAAAGCTCTCTTACCTGTATTAATCGACTCTAGCTCACTTGCGGCAAGCTGACGCTGACGCATAAGGGAGTCGCGGGCGAGTTGGAGTTTTTGGCCTTGCATCTTTAGACCCTGCAATTGGCCTAGACCTCGCAAGTCGCCCGCGACGCGACGGAGCGCACCAGAAGCCTGGTTTTGCGCTCTGACGATCAACAGCATTTCTCTAGCTGTCATTCTTTTGGTTTATCTTCTTCCCATTGGTATCGTGCTTCTAGAACTTTCTTCATTCGTGCTAAGTGTCTTGGGTTTTGCTGGAACATTCCACCGGGGTTAGGAAAGGCTTTGAAATTTTCACAGAACAACGTAATTTCAATCCATTCCTGTGCATCTTGTTTTACCCAGGGGTTGTCAATGTACTGGTCTCTTCCGGCAAAGATGAGGTATGCCGCTCGATAAAATCCTCAAGCTTTTCTTCGTCCTCATCTTCATTGTAACGATTTACAATTGCTTCAATCTCACTTCCGACTTTAGGATTGAGAATCTTAAGAGTCATCTGACTAGTGAAATCGAGGTTTACACCCTTTGCATCTGTAAGATTATGGTCACCAATGCAGTACGAGAAATCGTACCACTGTGCCCATTCATTCATGGTTTCTAGATCAAACTTCTGCGTCTGATCCTTACCACGCTTACCACCCTGAATCTCCATTGCCATTTTTGTAGCCTTATCCCTACGGGTAAGCTTCATCCCATAAGGAAGGGAGCGTACCATGATGTACGCTCCCTCCAACGTCTTTAGATCTTCCTTCTCGTAATGCTCAGGATCAACTGTTGCAACTGGCATGTTCTCTCCTTATTGTAAAGCGTCTTACGTAATAGTTACTGCGGACTTCATGCTGATCTGATAAGGGTTACCACCAGCGATACCAAGAGCGTGACCAGTAACGCTAGCCATAATCAGGTCGGCAATACCACCAAGTCCGATTTCATACGTTTCGTATGCACTACGGTTAAACGTAAGCTGGAAAGCCTCTGTAGCGAGAGCAAACGTAGCACCGCCACGAACAGACTCTAGCCTTACAGCACGCTGAGTAAGCGCCTTGAAGTTATCGTACTCAGTACGGCTAAGGAAGTCCAGCTCTGTAGAGTATGTAGCTTCGGTCTTACCATAGCTGACATACGAAGCAGCCCTATTCGCTACAATACGGTTCTGTGCAGCAGCGTTATAGTTGATATTGGCTGTAAATCCGTTGAAGTCTGTACTAGCAGCACCGAACGTCGGAGCAGTACCAGAAGCAGCGACATACACGCTATGAGCATCTGCACCGAATAGCTCAGGAGTCTGCCAAGAGGGAGTACCGTTACCACCGGGCTGCTGTTCACTTGTACCGAGAATACCAAGAGAAGCACGAAGCACACCGTTATCGATAGTAAACTCGATTGTGTTAACGATACAACCGCCGTAGCCGAAACCAATACCGTTCCTGATAACAGAGAGGCTTGCGGTTCTAGCAACAGCACCAGAAGCAGCGGTTGAAGTAGAACCAGCCTGACTAGGAACGAAGTCGTAAGTCCAAGGATCAGCAACGCCCGTTTTGGTAATACTGTGTCGAGAGCAGTACATGAGGTAAGGAAGGAAGTTAGTATCAACTTCCAGCACCACATCGCCCTCGACGTGGTAGTAACCAGACTTTGCATCACTGTCAATAGTTGACTGTCGGATCTGCTCTGAGTAGTAATGATCCTCTACGTAATGCAGAGACTCACTCAGAATAGGAATAAAGACCGTACCTGCCGTAGTAGGAGGCAAGTACGTCCCTAGTGCTGTTTCAAACGTAAACGCTAGATAACCGCTACCACCGAGTCCAGCAGGCATTAGGTCTTTTCACCTCCCTCTTGTGCAACGAAGGTTCCTGGGGTAACATCTACTTCTTCCTTCTTTGCTTCTCCCTTAGGAACATCGGGAGGCGGTTCGACCTCAACAGGAGTAAAGTCGGGATCGCTTGCTTTACCGTTGAGATTAGCTTCTGCGAACACTTCACCAGTACTAGGATCAATGTTCATAGCAGTAGGATCAGCAGAAGCTCTATCGCTAATATCACTAGGAATAACTTCCGAGATATCAGTAAGAGTTGCTGTCCCATTAAGACTAATCTGGTCGTTACCTTTAAGAGCATCCTCTAGAGTCCTACCGTGAAAAGCGGCAAAAGCCCTTTCTTGCTCTTCATCAATCTCTGCGGATTCCCTATTCTTAACTAGACCAAGACCAGAAATCTCGAATTCACGATCATCAGGAAAGTCTGGATGATCTAGTGTTAGAGTCAAAGCCATTTTACCCTCCTTCCTGTGACCATCGTCTTTGTGTAATACCATGCCATTGAAGTCTTGTTCCTACGATCGGGCCACCCCTTTCCTTACTAGGCTGCAAAACGCCCGGAACGGAAGTTTCAATGAAACCAAAGATAAGCTGCTCTGCTCCAAGGTTATCATTCAAAGTTCTGTTCTCAGGTCTTTCCAAGAATTCTTCTAGAGCCTCAGCAAGTTCGATATCTGCATCACTTCTACTTCTATATGTTTCTGTCATATCCGCATGGTAAATCCACAACATGATGCGAATCGTAATTAGAAAAGTTTGTGTTCCGTGAACCTCTTTTTCTAGTCCTACCGGAGAAACCACCACAGCCGGATATCTACCGACTAATTTCTCATCCCACTTACCAACGTATTCAAACCCTAGTGCGCCAGCTTCATCTTCAATCCTTTTAACCAACTCAGCGGCTATTTCCGACTGAGTTGTAAAAAGAGCCACTAAAACCTCGGAAAGAGTTTAGGGCCGAATCTACCACCAGCACCGCGAGACTGGACGACGCCACCGCCACCTATAAGAATAGAAACGCCTTCGTCAAACCACATATCAAAGACTTCTACGATCTGTAGCTCTGCTTCCTCGCTAATACCAACAAAAGGTCTAGCAGGTAGAGCGCCACCGCGACCAACCCCCATTGACTCATGCGCTCTAGCAGCATCACCAGAAGCGATAGAAGATTCTTTCATGCTTTGACGCGCTCCTACATGCTGACCGCCACCAGTACCCTCTTGATGCCATTCCCAATAATCGGGCAAACCCGCTGTAGAGAAGAAAAGAGCATCTCCCTCAACAGGATAAGCAGAGGGACTAACTGCTGCATCGTGCATCGCACCAGTCAACTGTAGGATAGGATGCTCGCTACCTCTCTTTGCAGCATACTCAGGATCTAGTGGTGCCCATGCTTGTCCATCTGGCCCTGTTTCAGTATCAAAGTGGTTCTCCATATCTGCAATAGCAATTGCTTTTGCAGCAAGAAGAGGTTTGGTCAGGTTTTCTAGATAACCCGCCACAGTCATAAATCTTGCGGCGTATTCGTTCGGCCCAGGCTTAGACCACTCAAAGGTAATAGAACCTCCGAGAGCGCCAAATTCACCAGCACCAAAGCCAGCGTAACTACCCATTAACCGAACACCTTGTCCATTGTGATGTATGGGCCAGGAGTGCTGCTGTTAGGCAGAAACATCGCTCTATCTAGTCCTATAGCTTCTGTATCCGTAGCAATAGGATCACCGTTAGCATCCAGAACGATCAAAGTACCATT